CCAACTTTAACTGTAATTATTTTTGGCGCTGATGAAGAACCATACTCTTCTGGTTTAGGTAAACTAATCTTTGCACCAGGCACTGTACAGAATACTTCTGTTGCACCTGCAAAGTTTACGGCAGCATCACTATTAGAACTGGAGATAATATTAGTTCTAGCAAGTGTACTTGCTCCTCCGTTTAAAGTTCCAAAACCAACTTCAAAGTTATTTGTTCCTGTTTCAAAGATACAGTAATAGGTAGTATTGCCTCCACCGATACCAGCAGAAAAAGTTTCAAAACCTGAAACTGCTCCACCTAGTGTAAACGTTCCTGTTCCAGTTGTTGCACTGGATTCTTTTACCCTATCGTTTAGTTTAAACGCCATTTAAAATCCTACGATGTTAAACTAATAATTGCATTACTAGCAGTAGAAGGATCAGGAAACGAAATAGTGAAGTCACCATTCGTTGCTGTTTTACTTCCACCGAAATCTAAAACTACACACAACTTATCGCTTTGATCGTCATTGTATATCGCTGCAAAAGCTGCAGTGAAAGTTGCGCTTGACCACGTTACATCTGCAAAGTCTACAGATGTAGTAGCAGTTGTAGCTACAACAGCTTGACTACCTAAAGTTTTTCTAACATAGTTTGAACTACCTGCTGAAGAAACTTCATTAGTAGTTAAAGCAACTGTGCTAGATGTTGAGTAAGGATTAGATGTGTATAATGCTATTTTAAAAGCGTCTCCGCCATTCGCAAAGTTATGCGTTCCTGACATCAATTCACCTTTAAAAGAAAACGGTACTACGTTTGCCATATTTTATCTCCTTAATATTACGGTGATGGCGATTTTATTTGTGAACGAATAGCGCCATCTTGCCATTCATCTCTACGTCTTCTACCTTCTTGTTCAATAGAATAAGATTTTGCAGCCTTTTGATATGACTGTTCGTAGTATTGTAACATATCTACAGGTCCTTTCAAGTACCCATATGCTTCTACCAAACATGCGTACAAAAGTAAATCCTGATATTTATTAGATACATATGTTCCCGCAGTAGCTGCTGGAGCAGCTGTTGGAGTTGTTGTATTGGTGATACTTATTGGTTGTTTAGTATAAGCTAAAGTAATTTCAAAAGTCGCGTTTGGTGTAGGGGCCACTACCCAAAAAGTAGCATCCCAATTACCATAATATTTAGGCAGTCCTGAAGCTGTTCCAGGAGTATTATAATACTCAGCCATAAAACTAGTATCTCTTTTATCTAAAAATACTTGATCTCCAGATGAATCTTTTAATTGAACATATCTAATAAACCTTAAATCTGATGGAATAGTTACGTATCTATTACCTGAAACTAAATTAGATGTAGCGTAGAATCTATTGTCGTCTGTATCTACTTCCCTATATATTCTGTTTTCAGCATTTTTAATTATTGTGTTTAAAACTCCTGTAGATAAAACGCCATCGTCTACCTCAGTATAGTTTCTAATATCGTCTTGTAAGTTTGCTAGTGTGTATGCCATTATGGTGATAGTGTAACCGGACCAGCCGATATACTTCCTCCTCCTATTTTTGCAGTTGCAGTTGCTGTACCTGAAGCTGTAAATGTATAGTTATTAGCATTTGTAACTGTAATTGTAAATCCCGAAGCGTTATTAATATCTGCAGAAGTTATACCTGCACCAGGCTCACCATCTCTAAATCTTACAGTATCACCTGTAGTTCTTCCATGATTATCTTCAAATACTGTAATAGTTGTAGACCCATCTGTAGCAGACAAAGGGTTTAAAGTTAATATTCTCGCAACAGCAGGCTCAACTCTTGCAGGTCTTGCATTTAATAAACCTTGTGGATCTGCTGCATGAGGTTTTGGTTCTAGTTGAGGGTGTTTAGGTTCAAACTCTGAAGTATGTACTCTTGCACCATTCCACTCTATTACCATTTCAGAATATGGAAAAGCTAATCCTGATCTATCTGATATAAATTGTGCATATTTACCTGAAGAAAGACTCGACATTAAGACTCCGGATAATAAACTTTAGGACTAATAAAAGTACTTGATGATGAGCCGTCCTCTTGTAAAGCTCTTTGTAATTCATCTTCATATAACATCTTTAGCATTTGAACTCTTTCAGGTGCATTTTTAATAGCAAGATAATAAGCTAAACCTGCAGTCATGCATGGTACAAATCTATAAGGTACATCTGCATCGTTAGTATAATCACCTGCATCTTGAATTCTTTTTACATAATAATAATTTAAAAATTTACCTGCCTCACTAGACCCAGGTGTTAAATATAACGTAACTGTAATTTTATCTATAAATCTTTGAACAAAGTATTGTGAGGGTGTTCCAGTAGAAGTTTTATTTGAAAAAGCTTGATACTGTGATCTACTTACTTTTGTAAGAGGTGTGTCTACATTAGAGTTTCTGTATGACGCTTCTAATATATCATCAACACCATAAACAGCTGTAGCGCTTGAAGTACCATCTGCTGTCGATCTAAACATTGTGTATGTTGCTTGATCTGCAACTAATGTAATATTATTGTTTGCAACTTCCCAATAATGCAAACCCCTGTTTGCCCATTCTTGAAATAAAATATTAAGAGATCTTCGTGCAGACTTTAATTGATAGCCAGAAACACCTTGTATACCTAATCTTTCATAAGACTCTTCAACAATATCTGAAATAGAAAAACCTTTTTCAAAGGTAGTTGTACCCGAAGTAGTGTTAGCCATTTACTCTCCTATTTATCTAAGATGACAGTTACAGTTGAATTTGAAATTGCTGAAATAGTCATTCCACCTTCAAATAAAATTCCGTCTTCTGCTAGATTATAAGAAAATACATCACCTGCTGGTACATCTACTTGAAACTGTGTTACTGAGTTTCCATCTTGTAATGTAACTGAACCTGCAGAACCTGTTGATGCTAAAATAATTCCTCTTAGTCTAGTTCTTCCTGCGAATACAGAACCTGTCGCTGTTTTTCTAACTGCTTTTACGTCTGATTTCATTAACCTGTGTATCCTATTGTTACTGAGTCTGTTTGATCTAAATCTAAATAAACTCCGTTTTTAAATCTTATACCAGAACCGGGAACCATTAAATCTAATCCCTCATCACCAAACTTAACTTGTAATTCTAAAGAACCACCTGTTCCAGTTCCATCATGTAATTTAACAACACCATTAGTTGCTGAATGAGCTTGTATATATGTAACTCTGCATGGTCCTATATTTGTACTACCACCAGTGATAGTTTTAAAATTACCGTCTGCTGTTAAGGTTGTAAACTTTTGATCGCTTATAAAAGATCCGCCGCCTGCCATAATTATTCTCCGTTAAATTGATGTGGGGCCAAAGCCCCACACTAATTATTTATTACGCTATTGTTGCACCTTGAACTGAAGTTGCAACCCAACCAATAGTACTATTCCAAACTAAAGTAGCTGATTCAGCTACCGCATCGAAAGTAATTGTTGTTCCATTTGCAAAAGTAGTTGGAGTTAAAGTTCCATCTCCACCATCAACAATCATGTTAATGATTTTAACTTGTCCTGAAGTTGTACCATCAGCTAAAGTTAATGCATTAGCTCCAGTAGTAGTTAGCTCAGTTACCAAGTTAGTTAAATCAACTGCACCTGCTCCTGATAAAGATTGAACACCACCTCTAATAGCTTTTCCGTAAGCTGCATTAGATGTAACTGCACCTGTATCTGCGTTTTTTGTTATAGATTCAAAACCGTTTTCTGATCGAACCGGTCCTGTAAATGTAGTATTTGCCATAATTATATCCTCCTAGTTTCCGAACATAGTCTCTAGGCCGTCGACTATACGCGTCTATGTTCTGATTTAATTGTATAGTTGTTATTTTATATACTAGATTTGAGTAGAGTGCAAGAGAGCCTGTAGTGTGGAGTGGATTTATCCAACGATGTAGCTTTTTTATTAAGTAGCTACAGAAACTTGTGGAGCAACACCTTCTGCAGTGTTTTGCCTGTGGGCAATTTCAGCTTCTTCAAGCTTAATATCAGTGATGATTTGCTTAACTTTGTCATCAATTCTGACCATTTCAAGAGTATATCTACCGTTAGATAGATGCTCCTGTTCCCACTTCAACTCCAAGGACCTTTTTGCTTTGTATAGGTCTTGTATCATTACTAACTTCCTCATAAGTTATTCGATAAGGTCTGTCCGAAAACATTCCCGATGATTCCCAACTTATACTCTTTTCTCCCAGTTTGTCAACTATTGATTGTTCTAGTGAAATAGGATCATCATTAGAATCTACTTCAAATTTAGCATGATGATCGTATGCGTATATGTTTACAAGGAATTTTTTCATGGTTTTGTCTTTCTATATGTTGATTGTGGCGGAACTATGTCCCGCCACAAAATTATTGATTAAGCACCTGGTGATGCAAAAATACCTCTAGGGTCTGATACGCCAAATACGTATCTTTCTCTAGCTTTGTATCTTACGTTTCCAGTATCGAAATCGCCTTCCATTTTAGTAGTCAATGGAGCTCTTTCCATATGCTTCATTCCGTTAGGCACGTCTGTAGTGATATAGAACGCATCTGTGTCAGTTAAATAGTGGTTAACTGTGTATCCACCAGGAACCATTCCCATAGATACAAGTGCGTTAATATCATTATCAGCAGTTCCAACTCTTTGTGAAGACTTCATAAGTCTTTCAGCAGTGAATTGTAGTGCAGATGGAATGATCATCTTCACAGCTTTCGCAGCGATCTTTAAACCTCTTTCATCAGTAAGAGCAGCAATGTCAATCATTGATTGCTCTAATGAAGTTTCGTTTAAGTCCGCAGCTGTTGCCAATGTATTACTGAAAGTTCCAGAAATAGTTGGGTGCGAAGCGTTGAAAAGAGTTACACCATCACCTGAAGTGAATGTTAAACCTGGTAAACCATTGTTTAACGGTGCAGCTGCTTTAACTTGTTTAGTTTGAGCCATAGATCTTGCTAAAGCTTTTGTATATCTAGACGCAAGTCTGTCATACAAATTGTCCTCAATAGCTTCTTCAGTGATAGCAAACCCAAGAGCAATTGTCTCGTGTGTGTATCTAGCTGTAAAAGTTTCTTGAGCACTGTCGTAAGTTACGCCAGAACCTTCTGGTTTAACTTGTGCTTGAGCGAAACCTGATAACATAACTTCTTCTTCAAAAGCTCTGTCAGATGACTCAGTTGTGTATATTTCAGCATGTTCTTGTTCATACTGTTTATACTCCAGGCCGAATAAGGCATTCAAACCTGGCTCTAGTTCTTTAACTAGTTGATTACGTGATATAGCCATAATTTAATACTCCTTATATACCCGCCACGTTGTTTCCAAGAATGTGCTCATTGATAATAATTCTAAGAGCAAAGCCCTCAGCAGTAGTATCTGAATGATCAGGATCTCTAGAAACACCTAGGATTTTAAGTTGAGCGATAGACGCACTTGTTGTAGCCGAAATTTTTGATTTCGAAATAAACAGTGGTGACGTTCCAGCACTTACGACTTGGTCAGCACATCCACCAACTTCATTTTGGTTGAATGCAGTGTCCGCAGACATGATTTCATAAACCTGTCTTGGGTCGTCATTTACGAAAGCAACGATATCAGTAGCAGTATTACTTGCTGGTGAATAGTTGCTGAACGTTGGTTTACTAGTTGTAGCGTCAGTGTAGAAAACGCCGTTCAGTGAACCCAGATTATTTGCATCTGTGTTACCTGAAGCGAGAACAACTCCATCTGCAGTTAATTGCACCATTGCTGCGTGCGAAATTAAAGCAGAAGAAGCTGCAACGCTGTACTCTGTAAGAGCACCGACATTGTCAGACTGACCAACTTTTTTAATGGGTCTAAAACCGAACCCAGTTGTTGACGCGTTAGCCATACGTTTCTCCTTAAATGTACCTGCCCTTTCGGGCCTCCAGTACGGTTAATTCGCTGGTTTCGGAATTGTTAAAAAATTAACTTTTCTTTGAACCACCGAAGGTTACACGAGTATCTCTATCAACATTGATAGGCATACTCTTATGCTGTTCCTTCGCA